CTATTAGTATGGATGAGTGTGGGCCAGGATGTGCAGAATGGCCTGTGGGCAATGTACGGCGCACGACTGGGCTGCTACTTGACAAATCTACGTAAAGACTGGGATTACAAATTGGTAGCAGACTTTGAGTGGCACAATCAGTATTGGTCTGAAACTGTCGCACCGATGTTCGCTGGCAATGACGAAACGTGTGTAGTATCAAAGTACAGCTGGAGTAAAGAAAAGCTAATGGCTGAAACTATTAAGCTAGGCAAGCTACTACGACAAGACTTGAGATTAGATATTGCCGAACTGGATGAAGTTGGTAGCAAATTCTTTAAAGCAAGTTACTTCAATCCACATCGCTTGGCACCGACTGTCAAGGAAAGCGATGTTGAACAGTTTATTGCTGAATAATGCTTGACATATTTTTCATATCAATGGGCGAAGCAGGGTGCGAGGATAATTGGCAGCGCCTACTTACATTCGCACCTGATGCAAAACGTGTTGATAACGTAAAGGGAATTTACGAAGTTCATAAGGCATGTGCAAGTTTAAGTACAACTGAAAACTTTTATGTAGTTGACGCTGACGCCTGGATACTAGATGGATTTAAATTCCACTGGGAACCATCTGCAAAAACACTGCACTGGAACATTCCTGAGACCGAGTGTGTAATAGTATGGAAGAGTATCAATCCAGTCAATGGATTGGAGTACGGATACGGTGGTATCAAGCTATTTCCTCGACAGCCATTCCTTGAAAATTTAAAGTGGGACATTGACTTGTCAACTACAATCGGCCGTGCAACTATCAGTATGGAACAAATTGGATGCGAAACGCGATTCAATGCTACTCCTGAAAGTGCATGGATTGGTGCGTTTCGCGAGTGTGCCAAGCTTGCATCTCTTTCAATGATTAAGAGTAGAATACGTAAAGCACAACGAGCAGAAAAACAAGAGTTGCTTGCAATGTCCGAGCATGTTGCATTGCAAACGACATGGACGTTGGAAAAGCGAACAACGTACAAAAAAGTACAATCGGTATTGATTCAAGATAGACATAAAGCAGAGTCTACAATTTACACTTATCTTGATGAAATTGAACAATGCAGTCAACGTAGACTAGCATGGTGTTCGTTTGGATGGGATAAGCTAAACGGAAAGTATAGTGTACTTGGTGCCCAGCAAGGCGCAAATTTTGGATTATGGTATAGTGATAATTTAAAAATACTCAGTAAAATCAATGACTGGGATGCACTTAGAGAGGAATTTAACAATGTCAATTTTTAATAAGACTAGCATTACTAGATACTCACGCACACTTAAAGATATCCCCATTGTATTTCTTAGCTTTGATGAACCAAACGCTGATGTACATTGGGAAATGTTAAAGTCAATCACCCCGCATAAGAATATTGCTCGAGTGCATGGGGTTGTTGGATTTGATGCAGCACACAAGGCAGCAGCAAGTAAATTTGCAAATAGTGAATATATAATTACAGTAGATGCTGACAACCAAGTAGACCCAAATTTCTTTGAACAAGATTTGCCAAACGGAATGAATGGGACAGTTAGCTATACTTGGGGCGGCCGCCAAATTACAAACGGATTGATGTATGGCAACGGCGGATTAAAGATGTGGAGTACTGCACACTTGGCAAATATGAAAAGTCACGAACTTGCTGCCGAGGAGCGCGATGCAGTTGACTTCTGCTGGGACTTTGCACTTTACAAAGAATTGCCTGGCTGTTGGTCCAATGTGCATACCAATGCAAGTGCTTACCAGGCGTTCAGAGTCGGATTCAGGGAAGGTATCAAACTATCACTTGAACAGGGCAGGGTGCTAACATTTGACACATGGCCTACGGCAATGCATGCTGCTAACTATCAACGGCTATTGACATGGATGACTGTTGGTGCTGATGTTGAACACGGCATCTGGAGTGTATATGGAGCACGGCTTGCTGTTAAGATGTTGCAGTATGATAATTTTGAGGTAGCAAAGATTCGAGACTATGCATGGTTCAAAGACTTCTTTGATAGTATTAGTGCATGCAATCCGTATGCAGAAATCGAAGAGCTTGGAAATATTATCAGCGGCGGCATTGCTTGGACTTTGCCTGTATTTGATAGCAAGCAAAGTAGTTTTATTAAGCAAATTCAGTTGCACCCAAACAAACCACTATCATATGAAGATGTAAAGTGGCGCACAAATTTAAGTTTATATGGATGGTTCCGTGGATAAAAATACAGAGTTGAGATCAGCATTGCTATACTTTGTTGATGAAGCAATTGGATTTCGCAAAAGTGTGCATCACTTTCATCGATGGCTCGAAACTGGCGAACAGGGCGAACTTGAGCAGCTAATCGTTGAAGTTGGCCGCGAGCACTTTTTTGACCTATGGCCTATTATTGCGTCAATTAAGGATCCAACTGATAACACTGGATTTATTAAGATAAAGGAAATCACTGATGTACACGGTATACACTTTAATCATTCTATTGTAAATAAATCTGGATTTTCTAAACTAGATCCGCTACCAAAATTTAGTAATAATGCTGATAACATTGAATCTGAAATGTGGGTGTTGCACGATTGGCTAGAGAAAAACAACACCATCGCAAGCTCACCGTATTACATATACGCATCTGCGTATAAATTGGTTAGTACAGCACGGGATGACTTTTATAAAGTATTTACATTGCTCGAAATGCTATTAGGCCCAAATACTCTACTTTCATGTGTTATCAACAATGATATACAATTGCTAGGTAGCGTCCTAGGCCGATATTATTTGACCGAAGCAAATAGCATTACTAAATTAGCAAGTGCTGTAAATAATAATCCTGCACTTAACTGGAAAGATGCGCTAAGCCGTAATCAAGTTAAGAGTAAGTTATGGCTAATTGAACAGTTAGATGAGCATAAGCTACTTCCAAAGTACAGGCGCATGACAGATATCAATCCTACTGTTATGCTCGTAGGCGGATGGGTAGGAATGATTCCGTTCCTGGCCAATATGCAATGCAAACAACTAGATGAAATTATCAATATCGACATTGATAGATCTGTTCATCAAGCTGCGAGTACATTGAATGCCAATGCCAACTTTAAATTTACAAATTTAGCAGATGATGTTCGGACGATTGACTTAACAAAGTTTAAGAAAATAGTTGTCATTGATACCATTGTTGAACATTTTAAAAATCATGGAGATTGGGTAAGTACGTTGCCAAAAGGGACGACCGTCATACTGCAAGGCAATGATATGTTCGATGTACCAGACCACGTCAATTGTCATAAATCGCTAGAGGAGTTTATTAGTAGTTGTGGCTTAAATACTATTCTATGGAGTGGTGAACTTAACCTATATAAGTGTACCAGATACATGGCTATAGGGAAAGTTTAATGCAACCGAACATTGACAACAGATTCAAACGTCTTCAACATACTATTGACTTGGCACGTCTACGAGTAGAAACTGATAAGATTTTATGGCAACCTGCGCATAATCGTTATATAGATCAGTTGTCATTGCAAACCAATGGTCTATCAGACTGGAATGCTAGCACTGGTTCGCGCCCCGATCAAAACGAGGCACAATGGGATCAGCTACATCCTGATTTAGTTGGCACCTGGTGGGCCGATTTCTTTGCAGCATTGCCCTTTAAAGTGTACAGAAGTAGATTGATGACAATGCATCAGCGATCTTGCTATAGTATCCATACTGACAATACCCCGCGATTGCATATTGTAATTAAAACACATCGACAAGCACGATTTATTTTTACTACACCTCCGGCAGTGCGTCACATTCCAGCAGACTCTCACATTTGGTGGGTAGATACTACCAAGGAACACTCGGCAATGAACGGAAGTTTAGAAGATCGAATACATTTAGTATGCTGCTTGGATAACAACGACCCGTACTAAAGCATATATAAGGTATGAGCTTAAATGTGATACATACCTGTGCTGAAACATTTGACCAGTATAACACAGAATACGATGCATTCCTTGACACTATCAAGGAAGATGGCTCGCCTGCCCTTGTAAATATGGGTTATATAGCACCAGCTGGCCTTGGGTATTTGGTCTCGAATAAGCTGAGATGGACTGCAAAATCTGGCCAGATTGATTTACTAATTGATAATGGTCGCATTGTTGGAGTGAGTGCAGTTGAGAATAGTACGCTATCAAGTATATTTGGGTCAGGTGGCAATCGCTGCTGGATTCTGCCTAACTACAGAACTAACAACGAGATTACACAATACTTGCTAAGTTCAAATTTAAACTGGTGCAAGACACAAAATCACTTGGGAATGATATTGACGTTTAACGGGTACAATAAATGGATCTTTGACACTATTGTTAAACGGGCTGCTGGCAAAAGCGGAGCATTGGGCACAGTATGGAGCAACTGGTGGAATGATTGCATTCCGTTCGAAACACAATTGAATGTGTTTAGTACTATGCAGTGGGCCGTAGTCAAGCCAGTGAATAAGTCTATACCTGCAATAGTAGACGCAATGAAAAATATTGAAATGGAATTTGGCATAGTATGATTACAAACACAGAAAATAATCATCTGACATACTGGTATGATGATGATCGTACTAAAATTTGGCGTACAGATGATTTAGATACTACTGCAATGCGCGTAGGTGGTTGCACACGTAAACCAATGAGTTTAAAGGCCGAGCTCATTAGAACTGCTCGCGCATTGATTGGCAATTATCCAGATTTGACAATGTTTATTAGTGGCGGATTAGACAGCGAAATGGCACTACAAAGTTTCCTGTCAGCTGGCATAGTTCCCAAGTTGGCGACAATCAGATTTCCCAATGGCAGAAACATGCATGACATTGGGCCAACTATGAAGATGTTAGATCAGATGGGATTAAAGTATACAATAATTGATATTGATCCTGACGAATTTGTTATGTCTGGTGAAGCATTTGAGTTTGCTGAAAAATATCAATCGTATACATTGTATCAGCAAATGCTAATGAAAATTGCAACAGATTACGCTGCACCAATGATTACAATTGATGAAGTTGAGCTTGAGAAATCTCATATTATCAATTGGACTACTGGAACTGCAACCAGCACTTGGGCATTTATTAAAAAAGAAGATCAGGACGGAGTATGGCGCAGATTTAACGATAAGACTGGTATACCAGCTCTCAACAATTTCTACACTTATAGTCCAGAATCAATGTTAGCATTTTTACAACTACCAACTGTAGACGATCTGGTAAACGATCGTCTACCTGGTAAGATAGGGTGGACATCAAGCAAGATGCAAATTTATTCGCATCTTGGGTATAACTTTAGAAGACGCCAAAAGTGGCACGGGGTAGAAAACTACTTGCAACTATGGGACTACGTAAAGGCTAAGATATCTACAAATAGCAATTTACAGTTTACTGACAGAACTTATAGTATACCAGTAGATGTACTACGACAAAATTTAATCAACGGAACGGAGACAATATGTCAAATAGCTTAATTCGTATGACTGCAGAGCATTTACCAGGCCTAGTGGAATTTGCAGATCATATCTATGAAAATACTGATCCGGACAAGTATCCAGATTTTAAAATATCAAATGATATTGATAACACGGTAAAGCGTACAAAATTTTTCTCAGCATTTATGTTAAATCCATCGTTTGTTGATTACGATGTGAGACAGTGTTATGCAGTTGTAAACGAAAGCGGCGAATATCTGGCAGCAGTCGGAGTTAAACGTTGGGGGCATATGCCATGCTGGAGTCTGGGATGGTTGCTCAGTCCAGCAGTTGGAATGAAGTTTATCCCAATTTTTAGAACCATAGTGCAAGAACTATGTGCAATACACGAAGCAGCAGGTATGAATGAGTTCTATGTGACATATCCTACTAGTCGGTGCCCTGCATATAGTAAAATTATGCTTCCATTTAGAGAACGATATTATAGTTTTGTCGAATGTACAATACCAGCACGTACCCGTAGTCACTATAGTTTTGTACATGAACTAATGGGATCAGTGGTGCATCCGCATGACATGAATCTAAGAAGATATATACTTCGTAGAGAGAATACAGAACCGCAATCCGAAGGCGGCACAGTAACGAGATTAAAAGAAATTAAATGAACGCACTATTAGATTGGTTATCGCTTCAGCGCGATTTATATAATAAGACACACCAGATTCCGTACATCTTGGCTGTATGGCTACCGTATCACTTGACTGCACTTGCTGCTATAGTATACGTATGCATAACTGGCTGGTCATGGGCGTACCTCATTACAGCAGTATGTGGTTGGATCGTACTTGATGGCATTGGTAATAATCTCACCCTCCACCGCTTTCTAAGCCATAAGTCATGGACACCGCATAAATGGGTCGAACCGTTCCTGCTATGGGCAGCTACAATGGTAGGTGAAGGTAGTCCGTTGTGGTGGGCTGCACTACATCGTGGCCACCACCATAAAGTAAGTGACATCACTGGTAAGGATATCCACACCCCAATTGGCAACGGATGGTGGCATAGCTATATGGGTTGGCAATTTGGCATTACCCAAAATTCTGTTAGCTTTCGTTATGCAGTTGACTTGCTACGTGATAAGCGGGTGATATTTGTGCATGAGCATTATAACAAGATTATCTACATAACACTTATTGTAAGTTGGTTGCTGTTCGGATTAGCATTTACTATTCCGTTCTTTATCTTTGGGGCATTGATGAGCCTGCATGCTGATGGGTTAGTCAACACCTTTGGTCATGTGCCAGCAGCTGGCTACCAGAATTCGCAAAAT